TGACGGCCCGCACCGCCGGGTACCCGAGGACGAGACTCGAATAGAAATAGCCCGAGCTCGGATCCTCGAGCAGCATCGTCGACCCGGCGAGGGTGAGCCAGGCTCGACGGACACACGTCGTCGGCGGCGGGTTCCACGGCATCGGTCAGATCCTCGAGGTTTGCGCCACCCACGCGGCGCGACGCATAAAGAGCTCGACGTCGAGCTCGGTTTCAAAATGGGCGTGTTCGATGTTCACCGCCGGCGCCATGCGCGCCCCGAGCGGAATGACGGCCTCCGGGCCGGCCTCGCCGAGGAGCGCGAGGGTCGGACGGGTCACGATGCCACCGGTGGCGAGTTTGTCGATGTGCGGGGTGGCGAACGTGAACGACGGGATATCGACCCCGAACACCGACCCGCCCCCGATGGTGAAATGCAACGAGTCCCACGCCCCGATGACCAGGTTGATCGCACCGCGAAACGCGTTCCAAATCCCGTCCCACATACCCGACGCCGCGTTCGCGATGCGTCCCGGCATCCCGGTGAAAAACCCGACCAGGTCGTTGAACCCGCCCTTGACGAGGGCGATCGCCCAGTTGGCGGCGCCGACGATCCCGTCCCACAACCCGGACACAATCCCGCCGATGGTGCCGGCCACCCCGGTGAAAAACCCGACGAGGGTGTTCCACACGTCGGTAATGAACTGCACCACCGCGGCCGCGCCGGCCTTGATTTCGTCCCAATGCGTGATGATCAACGACACCGCGATACCGATGGGCCCGAGCAGAATGTCGAGCAACAACGGCCAGTTGTTCTTGATCCAATCCCACACCGTCTTGATCGCGTCTTTGACGAACGACCACACCGTGTCCCAGTTTTTCCACAACAACACGCCGATAGCGATGAGCGCCACCACCGCGGCGACGATCAACAGAATCGGCCACATGGTCGCGAGCTCAAACCCGGCGATGAGCGGACCCACCGCAGTCCAGATCGACCCGAGGGTGAGGACCAACACCCCGATCCCTTGAATGGCAGGCCCGTACTTTTGTCCGAACGCGCTGACCGCGTCCTCGATCTTCGTTTTGATCGCCGCGACTCTCCCACCGAACGTGTCGGCCGCCGCCGCCGCCTGACCCTTGAGCACCCCGGACAGGTTCTTGATGTTGTCCGACGCGCCGCCGGCGGTTTTACGGACCAGGTCTTGCGACTGTTGTAGCCCGAGCCCCGCTTGATCGGCTTTGTCGGCGGTGGCGGCGACCGCCGCCTGCGCGTCGCGTAACCGGATCTGTTCGGCGACGGTCAATGTCGACTTACCGGCAAGCAACGCGTGCACGTCGGCCAGGTGTTGCACGGCCTTGGCGTGCGCGTCGGCGGTCGTCTGCGCCAGCTTGGTGTACCGCTCGAGGTCCTTGGTTGCCTGCGTCGCGCTCGGTACCGCGGTGATACCGAACTCTTTGAGGAGTTTCGCGTTGCCGTTGAACGTGCGACCAAGTTGCGTGGCCGCGGTCGACAGGTCCTCGTGTTTCGCGGCCGACAGGTTGAACGCGATCCCGAGGTCGTCGATCGCTTTTTTCGGGTCGTGGGTTGCTTGGGTCAGGATCCGCAACGCGTCTTGTGTCTGCGCCGACGTTTTGCCGAACCCCTCACCTTTGCTGATCGCCTTGTCGATCGCGCCGCCGTAATCGTCGTATGACTTGCCGGTGTTCTCGATCGCTTGTTGCAGTTGTTGATGCGAGGCTTGTTCTTTACTGCCGAACGCGGTGAGCGCGGCGCCGGCGCCGGCCATCGCCGCCCCCGCGCCCGCCATCGCCGGCCCGAGCTTGGCGCCGTGTTCGGCGATGCGTTGAATCCCTTGGTCGACGGTGTCGAGGAGCGGGCCCATGGGCCCAAGCGCCCCGGTCGCGTTGAGGCCCCCGAGGAACGAGTGAAACGCGGCCGCGCCCCGTTGCGCGGCGCCTTGGGCCTTGTCGCCCGCCTCCGAAAACGACGACCCCAGTTGTTTGAGGTCGCCGAGGACCCGGACAACGATCGACGGCCCGGCCATCTACTTACCGCCGTTTCGTGGCGCGTTCCATCTCCCGGGCCTCTCGAGCCATGTAGGCCACGAACGCGGAGTACGTGTCATCGTCGAGTCGGTCGACCTCGTCGGGGGTCATTCGCCAGAAACGACAGAACGCGGCGAGGTTGTCGAGGATCCGTCGTTTAAAGGGTCGGCGTACGGGTTCGGCGCCTCCCCACTAATCGCAATTTCGACCCGGCCGGCGCGTTCCCACAGGTCACCCGGGTCGAGCGGGTGTCCGGCCCGGGCGGCGCGCCGGTGGAGCTCGAGAAACGCGATCGCTTGCATCCGGTCGGCCTCGTTCTCGTCGTCTTGGAGGAGCTCCGTCATGGTGTGTCCGGTGGCTTTGATCAACGCTCGCATCGCGTCGGCCGAGGTGCGCAGGTTCACTTGCGCGGTTTCGAGCTCGATCGGTGCGTCGAGGTAGTCACTCATGTACGGCCTCCGGGTTCGTGGTCGAGTTCGACCAGGTGCGAGCGTCGTCGAATACCCGTTGCATTTCCTGCGTGTACAAGGTCGCCGATTCGTTCGCCAGGCCCCGCGCCGCCGGGAACAAGTAGCGGCCGTCGGCCACGAACGGTCGCGATGACCCGTCGGGGCGGTGGCCCCCGAACTCGACCCACCCGGCGTAGCGGGCGGTGGCGCGACCCATGCGCACCGCGGCGCCGGTGCGGGTCCCGGACGTGCGGATCGTTGACGCCAGACGACCGGGATGGTTCCAGCGGGACTCCGGCCGGTCGTCTTTGGGGATGCTCGAACGAGCTCGAGCGGCGACCGGTTCCGCGGCTCGACGGCCGGCGTCTTTCATCGCCGCGTACAACGGCGATTTGACGTCGTCGGTGAGACGGTTGAGGTCGCGACGTAACGCCCGCATCCCGACGATGGCAACGACCGGCGCGTCGGCCACGAGCTCTAAACGGTGACGCGTGTTGGTGGTCCGGTCATGATCCAATCAAGGTCGACTTCCGACGCCGCGCCGGCCGCCCCACCGAAATACTCGTACGGTTGCGGCACCGCGGAACCCTCGAACGACGGGTTCGTCACCGACACCGCCGTCGACTTACGGGGTCGGACCCGGAACGTCACCGGCGTGCCGGCCGACTGGTACGCGGCGAGCGCGGCGGTGAGGGTGGCGTCGGTTGACCCGGCGCTGAAGTCTTGCGCCAGCTTGGCCCGGAAATGCCACTTGACCGGCCCGGGATAGTCCTGCACGCCACAAAACGTGACTTGTTCGATCGGCTTGTTTTCCGGCGCGATGTGCACCTCGAGGCCGAGGCACGACAGGTTGGCGGTGCCGATCTGCACGTAGGCGTCGGTCATCATGACCGGCACGATCGCGACCGGCGGCGCCGGATCCGCCGCGCTCACCGTGACTTCAGGTTCGTCGGCGCCGGCGGCGGGTGTCTTGGGGTCGGCCATGAGCTCGGTTCCTTTCGTTCAGGCGCGTATCTCGAGGACCAGGTCGGCGAACAGAAAATCGGCGCCGCCGACGTTGAGGGACCGGTAGTTCTCCCGGGTGGTGGGCCGCAGGTTTTGTACGGTGCCGGCGCACGTCGGGTCGGCCTCGAGCGCCACCTTGGCGGCGGCGAGGAGCGACGCGATGCGGTAATGCTCACCGAGGCCGGCGGCCGCGCTAATGGGTTGTTCGACGTCGTCGGTCCCGAACGCGCTGGCGTCGTGTTGTACCCGTCGTTCGTACCCGACGATGAGCGCCGGCGCGTTGAACGTCGCCGGTGGCGTGTCGAACACGCTCACCGCCGGGTCGATCGTCTCGAGGATCGTGACGATGGCGGCGCCGACCGTTTGGCGGTCATAGCTCACCCGAACACCACCGGGCCGACCAGGCTGTAGAGCGCGTCGACGTCGGGGTCGATCCGACCGACGCGGATGGCGCCGGCGTCCCCGAATCCGATCGTCCCGTCGAGCGAGTCGCGCCGCCGGTAGATCCGGGCGGCGTGTAAGAGGCAGGCCTCGTGCGCGGCGTCGGGTAACGACCCGTCGTCGGTCACGTACACCTGGTTGGTGCGGCCGTTGCCGTAGTCGACGGCGGCGGCCAGCGCGGTGGCGATGATCGGATCCTCGACCGTGTCCGGTTGCAGTCGGAGCAACGACCGGACCTCGGGCAGTTTCGGCCACACCGCCACCGTGCTGTACGCCTCCCGCTCGCGTTACCGGTCGTGCGGACGACGTCGACCGGCACCGCCGCCACCGCCGCCGCTCCCGCTCGGCGACTCCTCGTCGGCGTCGAGCTCGACGACGTCGGCGGCCTCGGCCTCGGCCTCGGCGGCCTCGAGGTCCTCGGCGGTCAACGCGGTCGGCAACGACGTGACCGCGGACAGGTCGAGCGGCACGTACGCCGCGCCGGCCAGGGTCCCGAACGCGATGTACCCGCCGTACGCCACCTGTACCCCGAGGATCGACGGTTCGACCACCGACAACAGGCCGATGACTTCCTCGTACACCTCGTACAGGTCGCCCGGGCCGACGATGCACGTTTTCGGCGGCGCGAACGGGACCACCACCCGCGGCAGGCCGAGCAGGTCACCCATGAACGTCGCCAGTTGCGACGTGCCCGGCGCGCCCATCTCGCGGGTCGTGTCGACCGGGATCACCACCCGGGTGGTGTCGACCAACGAGCCGAGCGCGGCCCACACGTCGAGGGAACACCAAATCCGGGTTGGCATTCGTTGCGCCGCCTGGTACGAGTGCATCCCCGCGGTGTACAGGCCTTTCATCCAATCGCCGAGCACCGGCACCGCCGGCAACGCGGCCGGTTTGGTGCCCGTCGCCTTGGTCACAAAGTCGGCGGCGACGGTCGTCTCGGTGTCAATGGCGTACTGGTCGGCGAGGTCGCGGATGAGAATGTCCCACGCGCTTGGTGACGTCCAGTCAATGTCTTGGCGGGAGATGTCGACGGTCCCGCCCCGGGTTGTCTTGGTGAACGTCACCCCGGTGATCGCCATTTTGCGTGACGGCAGTTGCGTTTTCTCTGCCGTTTGCAGGCCCGATTGTGTGTGCGTCGTGATCTTCGGCCGTGAGAACGACACGCCCGGGATGCCACCGAGGCCTTTGGCGCCACCGAGGGACCCGATCAACGGCCGGTTGGTGTCGATCAGGTTGACCACCTGCCCGACGATCGGGGTCGGCAGGATCCCGGCGGTGTCGCCGGTGGTTTGGTCGGCGACCACCCGCGCTTGGTAGACGCGTTGGCGGGCCGCCTCGTCGGGCACGCCCCGATCCATGATCCCATGCGCCCGCAGGTAGTCGACGAGGAACGCACCGGCGGTCGCGTACTGCGGCCGTTCGTTCACCTCGATGCGACGCGTTCGGGGTTCGAGCGCCGGCGGGTACTGCGCGGCGGTGTCGGCGTGCGCCTCCCGCAACGCCTCAAAATCGGCGAGCGGTGCGATCTGCGCGTCGAGCTCGGCGATGCGTTCGCGGGACGCGGTCAACAACGACCGTTCGGCGTCGACGAGGTCCCGGTCGTTGACTTGACCGAGGACCGAGTCCATCGCCGCGATCTGTTCGGCACGTTGGGCGCGTAGCGACTCGAGTACAGGATTGTTCACCGGGATACCTCCGCGTGACGACGTGTCAGTGACGGTCAGCGTTCGGGGCGGACCGGCGGGCGGATCCCGGGCCGGCCGACTGATCGGGTCGGCGGCGGAGGGTCGCGAGGTCGGGCGCGAGCGGCGCTATGGCGCGGAGCGTAGCGTCTCGAGCTCGGCCCGCCAGTGATCGACCTCGAGCGGCGGCGGGGTCGGCCGCCGGGCCCGGGTGCGGACCATGGTCACGCCGGCGTCAGCGAACGCCGGCGTCGGGGTCATCGACACCTCAACGAGGCGGGACTCGATCCGGGTGCAGCGGGCCTTGTGGTCGGGACCCAGGTCACCGAACGGGTCGAGCTCGTCGGGGAATGACCATTCGGGGGTGGCGACGTCTTGAAACCCGACCGAGAGGCCGACCAGGTCACCGAGCTCGGCCATGCGGGCCGCGGTTTGGGCGTCGGTCCCGTCGTTGAGTTTCCACACCCCCCGCATCCCGGTGGTGTCGTGGTCCCACCGTTCGGCGTGTCCGATCGGCCACGACCGGTTGTCGTGAAACAACAACAACGGCAGGCCTTTGCCGGAACGGCCGTTCGTCGACCGTTTAAAGCTCCCGGCCCGGTGCGACTCGAGGAACCACCCGACGTCGGCCCACGTGTCGTACGGGACCGCGAGGCCCTCGAGGTACTGGTACGGCCGCCCCACCGCCTGCACGTCGCGGAGCTCCAACGTGGTCGAGTAGGTGCGGGCCTCGGTCGGGGTGTCGGTCATATCGCGCCTCCCGGTACAGGTGCGGTCGGATCCACCGAGGTCGGCGGTTCGACGGTGGTGGTCAGATCGGCGCCGACCCCCGCCGGTGCCGGCAGGTTCGGCGGCAGGCCGATGGCGACGCGGGCCTCACCGGCGGTCATGATCCCGGCGCCGACCCCGGCCACGACCGCGGTCATCGTGGTCGAGAGCTCGTCGCGCAACAACTGCGACCGCCGGAACCGAATATTGACGCCCCGCGGTAACCACGCGTTCGACCACACGTCTTCGAAGTCGGCGAGGACCGGCTCGAGGCTCGTGCGCAGTACTTGCATGTACTGCGGGCCGGCGGTGCGGTACGTCATCCCCGCCACCGGCGCGCCGAGCCAGTACCCGTCGAGGTTGAACATATTGGCGACGTCGACCAACGACATTTTGCGGGCCTCGGACAGTTGCGTATCCGTCGGTGACCACGCGAGCGGGATGACTTGTGTCCCGTTCGGCAGGATCACCGGTTCGCGTTGCGGACCGGCGAACTTGGTCGACCACGAATCTTTGGCGGCGTCGGCGACCTCTTGGGTCAACGTCGCGTTCGGGGTGATCACCGCCACCGACGGCACCGCCCCGCCGGCCAACGCGCCCCGCTCGTACTCTTCTTCCATCGCCACCCGGTCGAGGGTCGAGAGGTACTCCTCGACGACCCCGACACCCCGTACCGGCATGGTGCGATCGGCACCCCGACGTACGTGGATGACGTCCTCGAGCGGCAGGTCGTACCCGAGGTACGTGTACCGGGTCGGTTGTTCGGGGTCGAACGGGTTGTAGATCACGTACACCCACGTCGCCGGTAACCACATGATCGACAACGGCCACCCGTCGGCGCCCCGGGTCGTGACCAGTGAGATCGCGTTGCCCGACAACAAGTAGTCCTCGACGTTGACGTGCACGAACCACGACCCGGCCCGGTCCGGGTCCGGTCGTTGCACGAGACGCGGTGTCGGCGCCAGTTGTTGATACCCGCGGAACACGTCGATCGGCATTTGTTTGACGAGCCCCGAGTACAACTGCACCGCCCGGCCCACCGCCGGGATCTGTCGCGCTGACGGGACGTCGAACACGTACGGCCCGGGGGTCCCGAACGTCGTGATCCCCGGCGGTGGGATGAGCCCCGCGCCGCCATTGGTGCGGTTCACCACGAGGCGCGCCGGGACCGTCGACATGGTCACGCGGGTTGAGGTTAGAAGATGCGGAACGGCCCGGCCGGTACCGCCGCGTGGTCCCACCCGAACAACGCGACGGTCGCGGCGGTCAACGTGGCGATCGACGTCGCCGACTGTCGGCGGGACCAGGCCCACGCGTCGCCGAGCGCCCGCCGGGCGGCGGAGGCGGCGGCGGCGTCGAGGTCGTCGTTCGGACGGATCCGCACCCCGGGCGGGTCGGCGACCACCGCGGCCAGAAACGCCGCGCAGGCGGTGGCGTACTCGCGGGCCTTGAGCCCCACGAGCTCGAGGCCGGCGCGTTCGAGGACGTCGGCGACGTCGAGCGCCGGGCCGGCGGCGTCGTAGTACACCGCCCGCGGTTGCCACCGGTGTTCGAGCTCGAGGATCCGTTCCGCGAGCCACCCGACCCCGGGACGGACGTCGGCGACCTCGACCCGGCCGACCCCGGCCTCGTCGCGCCACCCGAGGACGACGGCGGCGTCGGAACGGTCGACGGCGACGTCGAACGCGACGACCACCGACCCGACCGTCGGGAGCGGCGCGCCCGGGTCGGCGGCGGCGCGCCACGCCACCAACGGGATCACCCGGCTTACGTTCGAGGTCCATTGGTTGCCGTACGCCCGGGCGAACTCGTCGGGTCCGAGGAGCTCGAGCGCGGCGTGCATCGCGCTCGCCTCGATGGTGCGCCCGAACGCCGGGTGATACGCCGGCCACGAGGCCGGGTCGGTGGCGTCGCGCTCGAGCGGACACGCCCACTCGAAATAGGCGACCCCGTCGCGCCGGTCGGCGCCGGCGGCAGCCCGGCCGGTTTCGACGGTCCCGAGCCACCATTCGGAGGTGGCGTCACCGGCGGTCGACACTTTCCACACCTGCGCGTTCGGTCGGGTCGCCTGCGTCGGCACGATCGCCTGGTCAAGCTGGCGGCCGGCCATGAGGTCGAACGACCAGGCCTCGTCGATCACGACGACGTCGGACAGTTTGCCGTGCAGGCCGGTCGGGTTCGGTGGAAACGGTCGCACCAGGCCCCCGGTCGGATTCCACCGCACATGCTCGGACCCGGCGGCGCGCCGCAACGACACCGCGGCGCCGAACGGTGCCAGCAACGGCCAATGCTCGTTGAGTAACCAGTCCACCGCGTCTTTTTGGGTTTGCATCGTGAACCACGCCCGAGCCCTTGGGACGATCAACGCCCGGTGTTCGAGCACCGCCCCAAACAACGTCGTTTTGCCCGACTGGCGTGGCACGGTGACCGCGACCAGTTGGTAGACGAACCGGCCATGCTCGTCGACCTCGAGCGCGACGTCGGCGACGTATTGCTGCCACGGCATCAACGGTCGGCCCATCGCCGCGCCGAGACGACCGACGGCACCGCCGTAGGTCAGTCGGTCAGTCGTTCGGGAGGTCGCTAGCGCCGGCGCCGGGCCGTGTGAGCTCGGCCATGAGCGCCTCGAACGCGTCGACAGGTCGGGCACCGTCGCCTCCCAATCCGGCCGCCGTGCGCAGTTGCAGGTACACCGCGTTGGCGCGGGTGACGGCGTCGACGTCGCGGCGGGACTCGGCGACGTCGACGGCGCGGGCTTGGGCCCGCAACGCGGCCCGTTCCGACGACCCGATTTCGCGGTGCTCGAGGAGGTCCCGGTTCAATGCGGCCTCGACTCGCCCCAACCGTTGCACTACCGCACCGATCCCGACCGGATCGGTGCGGATGCCGGCCATCTCGGAAGAAAACGAACGAGTCGTTCGGGATGCTTTCGACGTCGCCCACCAAAAAACGATGGCGTCATGGCGGTCACAGTCGCAGATCGCGACCGGTCGAGCGCGCCGCCGATCGAATCGCGTTGGTACGGGTGGCGCTACGCCACCCGTTGCACGCTGCACACGCGGCCCGGAGGTTGGTCGTGTGATACAACGCCCCGCCGTCGGCTCGGTCGACCACGTGGTCGACCACCGTCGCCACCGTGGTGCAGCGTGGCCCCCGGATCTGACAGGTGTGGTGGTCACGGTCCAGCACGTACACCCGCAGGTGACGGTACGCCGTGGTCCAGAGGCGAGGGTCCCGGGTCATGGGATCACGTGCCCGAGCGGCAGCACCGACAACGCCACGTCGGACACCGTCGCCGCTCCACTCGCCACGTACTTGAGCTCGAGCACGTGGTCACCTTGGTTGATCACGCCGTAGTCGGCCAGCGACAACGTCGCCGCGACGGGTGACTTGGCTTGCACGTGTAAGCGGTCCTCGGGATTGGCGCCGGCGACCACGGTGGTGGCGCCCGACACGTCGAGCGCGAGCGCGACCTCGACGTTGTTGGCGCCGATATCGACGTACGCCGACAACAGGAACAGCGCCACCCATGGGCCCGACACCATCGTCAACGGTGCGGTCAGCGGCGTCGGCAACGACGCGTACGTATTCAAGTCGACGGTGGCGGTCACCGCTTGTGGTGCGAGCGCGGTTCCTTTCGCCGGAGCGTGGCGGGCGTGTTCCCCGAAATGTTCGACCGACCAGAAATGCGGGCCGATGTTGATATCCGCCGACGTCACCGCCGGTGGGCCCGGACGTGCGCCCGCACCGTCGACGGCGCGCCGCGGGTTGTCTTGCGGGACGCGTAGGCGAGCGCCGCTCGATGGGTCCGCAACCGTTGCGCCTCGCTGATCCCGGCCCGTTTGGCTTGGGCCTTGGTTGGTGCCGGGTACCGCCACGCCGACCGCGGCCCCGACTTCAGCGCGAACGCGGATCGTGGGAGGCGGTTACGTTGCGCGGTGGTCAATGCCATGACGCACCTCCGTTCGTCGGACGCCGAGGTTACGCCCGCCAGGTGGCGCCGACGAGGAGCACGAGCACCCCGGCGGCGAGGAGCAACACGACCGGTTCGTCGGTCACCACCGCGCCGATCACGAGCACGACGGCCAGGCCGGCGAGGAACGATCGCCCGGCCGCACGCACCGGCGCAGGCTACGGCCGTGGGACGACGTCGAGGCGGGCCCCGCCGTGTGTATCAGCGTGGGCCTCAGCGCCTCTGTACGTGTCGAGGACCTCGCCGCAGGTGTGACAGCGCCACACCGTACGGCGAGGTCCTCGTCGACGTCTAGGGGTGCTCGAGCTCGTCATAGCGGCGGACCAGGTCCCGTACCGCCACGTGGGAGAGGCCGACGGCCTCGCCGATCGCCCGGTACGTCATTCCCTTGGCCGCGGCGGCGACGACGAGGTCGTCACGGTCACGCCGGGCCCGGGTCAGGTCGGCGCCGGCTCGAGCCAGTTTGCGCCGCCACACCGCCTCGTGTTCCATCCCGGTCACCACATGGGCGGATCGTCCGCCCATGGTTCGGCCGGGTCGACGACCCGGAGACGCCGACGGCGGGTGACGCCGAGCGCCAGGCCGACAAGTTTGTCGAGGGTGCTGAGCTCGGCCGGTGTCGGCGGCGGTGAACTCGTCGGGTACTCGATCACGGTCAACGACGCGGCGCCAAGCACGTCAACGATCGTGTCGGCCAGTTTCGTGTACCGGGCCGAGCGCCACGTCTCAAGCGGGTGGTCCTCGTCGAGGACCGAGAGGACCATCGCCAGGCTCGTCACTTTTTCGTCGCGGGTCATGTGAGCTCGTCCCATCCGGTCATGGTCACCGTGTTAACCAGGTCCGCCCAATGCGCCTTGCATTTTTTGCAGATCGGCAACGACCGCGAGGTGCGCCGCATCGGCGGCGGTGCGTCTTTCCCACACAACGTGTAGAACGCGCCGCTCGCCACGACGTGCGAACGTTTCGCGGTGCGGTCAGTCCACTCGACGTATTTCATCGGACCGCCCCGCAATGTACGCACGTACCGTCGACGGTGACGTACGCCTCGTCGCAGTACGGGCACGGCCCACCGTCGTCGAGCTCGAGCTCGGCGAGGCCGGCGCCGCGCACGTGCGCGAGGCCGATGGTCCGATAGTCACCGTCGTCGGTGCGGACGATGACCGCGCCGCCGTCCTCGAGCTCGTGGTCACCGTCGACGGCGATGACGAGCCCCTCGAGGTACGCGACGGTCCCGCCGGCGGCGGTGTACGCCACCACCGCGGGACGGTCAACGAGCTCGACGAGCGCGGTGGTGGTGTGGTCGAGCGCGGTCATTGGTCGTCACCCGCCTCGTTGCGTTCGCATTCGTCGAGGAGCTCGACGACGAACCGCATGGCGTCGCGCCGACCGAGCGCGTACGCGGTGTCGGTGCGGGTGTAGATCATTTCGGCATTGGCGAGCGCGTGTACGAGCTCACCTCGGAACGTATCCATAGCTACTCCTCGTGCAGTAGGGGTTTGGGTTTCACCCGACGTCGTCGGGAGACTGGTCGGCGCGCTTGGTGGCGCGGCGGGCCCGGTTGTACTCGAGGTTGCAGGCCTTGCACCACGAAAAGATGCGGCCGTTAGCGCGGGTCGTGAACCCGGTCGCCCGATCCTTGACGAGCCCACATTTCGGGCACCGTTTGCGGTCGGCGCGAACGTTGTCGTCGGTCATGGTGTCAGCCTCTCGTGCAGTAGGGGCGGGGGTGTGCGTGCGGATCCGCTCGAGTGCGAGCTCGTCGAGCCACCCGAACAGTCGACGGACGTTTTCCTCGGGTGCGAACCCGACGAACGTGCCATCGGCCGAGTCGCATCCGATCGACTCGGCGTAGCGGAGTCGCTTGAGCGAATTGACGCGCCCCATGTGCACGGCAAGGCCGGCGGCCTTGGCGCGGCGGGTGAGCTCGGCGGCACCCGGGCCGAGTTTCCATTCGGTTGACCCGCCGAGGAACAAGACGTCCGCGTGCTCGAGCACGAGCTCGACGAGGTCGGGCAGCGCCTCGAGGCCGTCTTGCGCCACGATCGCCACCGGGTAGCCCATCTCGCGGACGAGGTCGACCCACGGCGCCGAACGTTCCCAGGTGGCGACCGGGTCGCCGACGACGTCGGGCAGCACCGCGAACCGGCACGTCTCGAGGATCGACCGTTCCTCGCCCATGACCGCGTTGAGGTCGGCGAGCTCGGCGAGCCAGTCGAGCCACCGGGCCCGGTCGAACGGCCGGGCGGCCGTCTCGGCGAAACACCCGTTGTCGGCCGCCCACCCGCCGCCGGCGGTGTAGTGCTCGATCTGCTTGGCGACCGAACTCGCGGGGGTGGCGAGGAGGCCGAGGTCGTCGCGTCCGGCGGTGCGGGTGTGTTCGGTCGAGCATCCGGTCAGGTAGGTGATTGCCATGGTGAGCTCCCTCGTGCAGTAGGGGCGCCGTGCGCCTTGCCGGTAAGTAACCTACCACATTGGTCGGCAGGTGTGCCCGTCGGCTTGAGGCGCCCGGACCGGGTGCGGAGGCCCGACGAGGCGACACGCACCCGGCCCGGACAGGTCAGGCCCGGAGGCGAATCAACGACGGGTGGCGCCGGTCGGGCCGCCAGACCCGGTCGAGACGCCACCCGGCGGCCTTAAAGCAATACCCGGGGTGCGGGCCGGCGACCTTGGCGGTGTCGACCCACGTCACCCACCCGTCGGGTGGCGCCGGGCCCCATTGCTCGAGGGTGACGAGCATGGCGGCCAGGATCAGCGTCGAGCTCACCCCGGCGCCCTCGTTGCGGAACATGGTGCAGCGGTACGCGTCGAGGCCGTCGAGGGTGACGTACGGCCACGACGTGAGCCACGCCGCCCGTTCACACGGGGTGACAAGCACGAGGGTCCGCCCGGGCGGCCCGACGGTGAGCGCACCGCGGGTGCGGTCGGTGTAGTGCCGGTCGGCGAGACGCCGGAGTGCCGGGTCGGCGCGGGTGCGGATCTGCCACCCGTCGGCCTCGAGGCCCGGTAACTGCAACGCGACGGCGAGGTCGGTCACCACGTCACCGCCATGCGTAACTGGCGGCCGATGGCGGTGACCTTGTCGGCCCGGAACGCGCCGCCGACCGTCGCCGAACGGTCACCGTAGAACTGCGGAGCTCCGTCGAGTTTGTCGATCACCCAACACCCGTACGTGCGCGCCGCGGTCCACAACGCTCGTTCGGCGTCGTTGAGCCCGGCCGGTTCGTTGCCCACCGCGACGAGGAGCGCGCCCTCGCAGATCGGGCCGGGACCGCCGCCGACGTCGTTGTTGATCGCGGGTGGGATCCCCGGTTGCCACGACGTGTTCACCCCGCCTTGGTCGTTGTAGTCGAACGCCATGCACAACGCGTGGGGGATGACGCCGGCGTCGACTTCAGCGGCGGTGATGGTCCCCGCCGCGGTTGGGGCACCGGCGGCGGTGACGCCGGCGGATTGGAACGGTGACGCGACCCCCCACCCGATCCCGGTTTGCCAGTTGTGTTGAGCCCAAGCGCTACAGGCCCACGCCCGGTAACCGATGTTGTGGAATTGCCAGAAGTCCAACAACCGGCCGTCGGCGTTGACGACCGCGAGGTGCCCGTCGGTTCCACCGGCGGGGAGCGCGTCGTCGCGGAGGTTGATCGTGATTCGGCCCGCCGGCCAACCCCACGAGTCGGGGCAATCGACCGTCGCGGTCGGGTCATTGGCGGTGCTGTACGTGAGCGGGTGACTGAAGTCGCCGTTGTTGATCCCGTACGAGAGGGACCGCAACCGGGCGTCGGCATCGGCGTCGAACTGCGTCACCGCCTTGGGCGTGTTCCACGACGAGGCGGCGGTGAACAACGTCGCCTGCCCGGCCGGTGGTGGTGTTCCCTCCGCGATGGTGACGACCACGTCGGCTTTATTGTTCTGGTCGTCCCATTCCGGGATCCGGTTGAGGTCGTCAACCCACGCCGTCAACGTGTGTTCACCGGCGACGGCCGGTCGCCACGCCCCGCCGTGCATCGGTCCGCTCGACGTCGTGTACGTCACCGAGGCGCCCGCCTCGAGGCCGGCCATGGTCGACCACCACGAGGCTTGCACCCCGTCGCAGAAGAACCCGACGCCGATGATCGGCCCCGCCGGGATCGCCTCGTCACCGAGGTTGGTGAGGGTCGCCTCGAGGTCGACGGGTACGCCTTGCGTGAGCTCGGGCGGTGGGTCCCATTGCACGACGAGGTCGACGCCGTGTACCGGGCCCGGATCGACCGGCGGATCGACCGGCGGTGGTGTGCCGGCCTCGAGTGCGGTGATCCGGTCCTCGTGGTCGACGAGCTCGGCGTCGACGGTCGCGAACGCGGTATCTATCTCGTCGGTCGTGTAGTACGGCGGCGGGTCGGTGATCTGCGGGTCAGGTGTGTGCGGCATCAGTTGAGCCCCTCGAGGGTGTCATCGGACCAGGGTGCCTGATTCGCGCTTTCGGCCGCGTGGTGGAGTCCGTCGTGTCCGACCTCGAGTGCACACCGATGCGTCGACACCGGTCGACGGGTCGTGCCCGGCCGTTGCTTATGCGTTTTGACCTTGATCGACGGGCACCGGTTGTCGGGTAGCGCCGCCGGCACCGACGTCGGCAGCACCGCGGTGCCGGGCGCGCGCCATGCGATGAGCGGCGGCGGGTCGACGACCTCGAGCACCCCGGCGCGGTCGGCGTGCGCGGCGCGGCGCGCGTCCTCGTTTTCTTCGAGGAACCGCACGAACGTCTTACCGCCCTTGAACCGGTTGCAGTTTTTGTCGGCCGGTCGCACGTTCGCCACGTGATAGCGCGCCAGGTCACCGGGCGGCGCGTTACGTAGCGGTTCGATGTGATCAAACTCGACCTCGTCGATGGTGACGGCCTCACCGCAGTAGTGGCATCCGTGGCGCAACATGGTGTCGACGTCGGGTACGAGGCGGCGGAGGTTCATCTCGTCAAGCATGAATTGTTTGGTCGTGCCGGCACGGCTTGCCATGCGGGCCGCGAACTTGTCGACAATGTCGGTCGCGCGGTCCTCGTTCTTATTGTCGACCCGGATCGTTTGCTCACACGTCTTGCACCGCCGTTTGAGCACGTCGACACCACGTGGTGTCGACCGTTCGCGGCGGAACCGCGACGCGTGCACCCAATGCTCGGGCACGCCGTCGGGTTTCGATGCCAGCACCCCGGGTTCGATGCCCGGGCACAACCGCTTGCCGGCGTGTTCGTCGCGGTCCCTCATAGCGTCGGGCCTCCCTCCGTCGCGGGATCGTCTGCCGACGACACACTCGCACAAGGGTGTGACGGTCACAACCGGTGGCGGGCCCCGAGCTCGTCACACCACAACGCCGCGAGGAGCATGAGCTCGAGGAGCTCGAGCTCGTCGAGACGATCGACGGCGGCGAGACACAGGCCACGCAGATCCGGGTCGCGCACGACCGCCTCGAGCGCCTCGAGGTCGGTGCCGGCGGCGACGATCCGCTCGTGCAGGATCCCGGCGATCTGCCCGACCTCGAGGTCGACGTGCCGGCGGGCCTCCCCGACCGGCCCGTCACCCGGCCACCCGAGCCCCGTCACCGTCGCCTCGCCAGAAACGCCCGCCCCGCCGCCGCGAGGTGTTCATTGTGTTCTTGTTGTGTTTGGCGGACACCGGCGTCCGGGCTCGGCGACACCGTATGACCGGTCACCTGTCCATTCTGAGCGGACACCTGCGACTCCTCTGCCCGGACACCCACGTCCGGGCTCGTCAAACGGTAGCGCGACGGATCACGCCCGACGCCCACCTCGAGCACGACGACCAGGCCGACCCGCTCGAGGGTCCGCACCGCCCGCCGCACCGACCGGTCCGACAGGCCGGTGAGCTCGGCAATCACCGACTGCGCCGGCCAACACTCCCCCGCCCGGTTGGCATGGGCGGCAAGCACGCAATACACGGCCAGCGGGCCGCCTTGCGGGCCGAGGTCCACCACGACCTCGAGCGGCACTTTCCCCCACCGGCTCACCGGGCGCGCCGTTCGGCGCGGTTCCCTCCGTTCGCCCGAGCCACCCGGGCGTCATGTGGTGTCACCGGCCGTTTGCGGCGCGACCGACACGGCGTACACGGTGGAGCTCCGCACGATGGGCACGCGATCCGCAACGGCGGCGGGTACCGGTGAAACGGTGAACTCGGCCCCCGGGTCATGACTCGAGCTCGTTGAACAACCGGCCGAGGAGCTCGAGCGCGGTGTCGTACGGCATCACCACCGACACGTCGAGCTCCCGCTCGAACCCCGACGCCCGATCGACGGCGGTGAACGTGAGCACGACCTCACCGGCAAGCTCGAGCGCGTAGTTGACCCGCACGTCACCCGTCACGAGCGCGATGACCCGCACCGGCGGGCCGTCGGTCACCCGACCCACGCCACGACCGCCACGACCACCGCCACGAACGCGGCCACCCACAACACCGCGAGGAGTTTGCGCTCATGGTCGGTCATTGCGTCCCTCCCTCGTCGAGGAGCTCGGTGAGCGCCGAGGCCGGCCAGGCGGCGCCGACGTCGGTGATCATGTGCCGTTCGAGGAACCGGGCCCGGGCGTCACCGTCGAGGGTGTTGAACGCCACCCGCGCCGCTCGTTGCGCCGCATGATCGACCCACGCCGCCTCGTACGCCTCGACCGGGTCGCCCGGGTCGTCGGTGTCACGCATCCCGCCCGCGGCGAGCGTGTCGCCGATCGGGACCGCGGCGGGTTCGACGACGTCCTCGTCGTCGACGTCGACCACGTCGAGCGGAACCACCCACCGCAACGCCCGCCGTTCCGCCCGCGCTCGCGCTTGGTCCCGACCGTGACCGTTCTTGTACTGCGGTTCGCCCGGGTCGCAGTAGCCGCGTCCCTCAAACGGGTGCTCCCGGCCCCGCACGTTGAGCCACACCACGCACACGTACACCCCGTCGGCGGTTTGGTATTCCTCGACGATGCGGACCCCGTCGAGCAGATCCCGCGACACCGCCAGGTGTTGGTATCCGTCGCGGGTGACGTACACCCGCCGGGCCCCGCCCCGGGTTTCGATGATCGACACGTGCCCGAGCAACAAGTCGAGCCCGTACCGTTCACACACCCGCAACGCGATCCGCAACAACGGATCCTCACGACGAATCCCCTGGTACTTGAGGACGTCGGCCGGGACGTGCGCCACGGCGGTGTCAACGTCGACGGTCATCGGTCGCGCTCCCAATCGAACGGTCGCCGCGCGCGACGAATCACCCGCACGTGGGACGGCAACGGCGTCGGGCGCGGGATCGGCGCACGACGACGACGACGAACACGAAACATTGACGGCCTCCCTTGCCGAGGTCGGTGACTTACCGGGTTCGGGGCACCCTAGTCGGCTCGAGGACCGCCCGCACGACCGGGTCCAGACTGCACGTCAACCCGGTTTGGTGGGGCGGCCTCGAGCGTCCCCGAGCATGACACACCGGGCGGGTAGGGTCCCGGGTCCCGGTGCGAGCGGCCCGGGCCCCGCCTTGCCCGTGTGAGCCCGGATCGCCGCTCCGGTCATTCGAGGTCGGTGTCGGGATGGTGACGCACGACCTCCCGCTCGACGTGACGGATCCGTTGTTCGTGATTCGTCACCACGCGTACCAGCACGACAACGACGATGGCGCCGAGCACCATCGCCGCGATCACCGCGACGACCAGGTCGAACAGCGTCGTCGTACTGACCGCGACCATGAGAGCTCGTTACGCGGTCGGCCAGGGCAGCCCCGCCAAGGTCGCCGACACCGGGTCGGCCGGGATCCCGAACCCTTGCAGCCCGTTAATCTCGCCCGCCTCTTGCACCGCCGGATAAAACCGGTTGATCGCCCGGTCGTCCCACTCGTCAGCAATCCACCGGAAATGCATGAGGTCGGAGAGGTAACGCCCTCCCCCCCATGTGAACTTGACGTACACCGTGTCGACCTCCTCAGGTTCGGGTGCGGGTTCGACGAGCTCGTCGTCGGTGTAAGTGATCAACGGCAACGGGTCGACGGGTTCACCACCGAGTCGAATCTCGTAATGCAAATGCGGGCCGGTACTCGCGCCGGTCGTTCCGACGTACCCGACCACGTCGCCCCGCCACATGGTTTGTCCCTGCGTACACGCGAAACTGTCGAGGTGGTGATAGCGAGTCTCCCCGTCGACGTGTTCCACCGTCACCGTGTTGCCGGCGCCGCCCGCCTCGTACGCCAAGTACCGCACGAACCCGTCATCCCCACACCACACCGGGGTTCCCATCGGTGCACCAAAATCGACGCCGGTGTGCATGTGATCACCACGCCACCCGAACGGTGACGTCACCGGGATCGACTCGAGCAGCGGAGCTCGGTACGGGATCATGACTCGAAGATACGCAGGTCAGTGAACGCGCCGCCGCCTTGCACGATGGTGGTGGTCACGTTCGTGTTTCCCCAGACCGAAAACCCGGTGGGCCCGGTGGCGGTGGCGACGTACCGGCCCGAAAACGCGGCGGTGATGTACGACCCCGCGACCATGCTGGCCCCCATGTTCCACACCCATCGTTGAATGATGTTGGCGTGGGATCCGCCGCTGCCCAGGGCGCCTTGGCGGATCTGGAGGTTCGGGTTGGCGCCCGCCGCGCCGGCGTTGAGTTGGAACGTGAACTCGGCCCGGTAGACACGGTTCACGATCGCGACGGGCACGTCGGCCCCGATCCCCAGATACGACAGTGATCCGGGGATGCCGACGTCGGAGGTTTGACGGTAGAACCCGACCTCCCCGCGGGGCAGGTTGCTGACCCCGAGCGGCGTGACCCGCACGTCGGTGATGTTGGGCGCGGTGATCGCCGCCGACCCGCCGGGTACGTACACCTGCGCGAGGACGAGCGCCCCGACCGGTGTCGCCGGCGCGACCGGGGTCGCGGCCGGGGTCCCGGTCACGAACGTGAAGAGAAAATCGTTGTTGGCGCCGCCGTCGAGGTCGTTGCCACGCGTCTGACAGACGATGAGGTCGATCCGGTTGGTGCCCGACCCGGGCGCCGCGGTCAACGTCACCGTTTCGGTGGCGTCGGAGGTGCAGAGCACCGACCCGGTGTTGTTCGCCGACGGCACCGCGCATTGACCGGGCGCCACGTTCACCGTCATCGCCGACGCGACCGACACCGCGCACCCCGACACCGCCGGGTTCGGCCACACCGCTCCGATCAACCGCCGGTCGACCGACGCCGGGTAGGTGAGGGACTGCAACCATTGCGGCGCGTAGCGGGTCATCGTTTACCTCCGGGTCAACGCGTCGATATCGCGGGCACCTTGGGCGAGTAAACCGGCGAGGCTTGTCACCGGCGGCCGGCCGACGGCCAGGTCAACGACCTCGTCACCGTCGTCGCTGATCGTGTACGTGATCCCGAGCACCCGCACCGAGCTATTGACGTTCAACCGGCCCGCGATGACGACGAGCGGGACGGTGTCGCCCAGGTTCGGGTACCCGAACGTGTACGCCCCCGGACGCATGGTCACCGTGTACGCGGGGGTCAACACGCCGTCGAGTGCGAGCTCACCGGCGGCGGTTTGGTCGAGGGTCGCTTGCAACGTGACGTCGGCCGCGTTGTCACCGGTTTGCCACAACCCGACCGGGTTGGTGGTCACGTTGTTGGCGTCACTGTTCCACGCCTCGCCTTTCAACTGCGCCGCCGCCGGGTCGGAGCTCCCGTTGTTGCCGAGGACCCGCACGTAGTTCGCATAATCGGCGCTGTTCACCGCCCGGGTCAGCGCCGACAGGGTCGACCCGTAGACGAGCGCCACGTCGCTGCGGGTGACCCCTTGCGCCGGGTAGAACACCCGCAGTTGATCGACCCCGCTCGTGGTCGTCCGGGCGCCCGGGATCACGTCGTAATCGAATCCGCCGATGACCTTGGCGAGGTCGGCGAACGCGGTGCCGGCGACGGTGTTGCCGGCGTAGGTACGGTCCCGCAACTGTCCCGACAGGCCCGCCCGGGTGGTGCCGTCCGGGTTGACGCGGGTGTAGGCGAGCGGCAGATACGACCCGGGCGCGAACGACGTCCCGCTCGAGCTCGACCCACCCCAGGTGAGCATGGCGGCGGCGATGGTGTCTTGATCGGTGGCGGTCACCACGTACGGCCCGGTCAGGAGGCGCCGCTCGAGCATGGCGACGTAATCGTGTGCGGTGAACGTGACGACGTCGGTGTCGGCGCTCAACTGGTCTTCGGAGTGTGTGACGAGGCCACGAAACATCGCGACGTCAGTCGCTGAAGTCTCGTCCCACCGCCACGCGATCACGTCGGTGGCGAGCTCGACCACGAGCGCCGCCGACGGGTCCGCCCCGTTCAACGTGAATGTGAGCTCGGCGCCGGTGTTCCATTTCTGGTCGAGTCGTCGACCACGAGCGTTGACCAGGTCGGCGACCAGGGTCGAGGCCCATTGCACCGACGGGTCGAACTGGCGGCGATGCAACGTGAACCGCCACCGGCCCCGCCCGGCCGGTACCGGGGTCACCGTGCGCGGTTCGGCGACGACGGTCATGTGAGGTACTTGTCTCGCCACGAGGCTTGCACCTGCGACACCCCGGTCGTGTTCGACCCGCTGATCGTCATGACCGTCGACGCCGGCGCCACCGGCAACACCGGCCACACCGTGCGCGACCAGTCGATCGCGGTGATCACGTTTTGGGTTGGGTCACCGTCGAGGAGCGCGGTTTTCGCGTTGGTGTCAACCACGACGTAATGCCCGGCGCCGACGTTGTACGACGTGAGGAACCGTACGTGTACCGTCGGGCCGACGGTGGGCGCGAACTGGATATCGGGCCCGGTGACCGGCCCGTAGATCGTCAACAACGGGGTGACGGGCAAGTCACCGTTCGAGAGGATCGTCGCCGACGTCGGCGCGCCACCGCCGGCCGGGTAGGACCGCGGGAACGTGAGCGAATACACCCGCCCACCACCGCTCCCACCGGTCCACGCGGTGACCACGGTTTGGGTCGCCGGATCCGAAAACGCCGGGTCGGCGGCCACGAACTGCAAATGCACCGCCCGTTGATTGTCACCGACAACCGCCCACGCGTACCCGGCGGGACGGACCGTCACCGTCCGTTCGGTGGCACCGGGCCGGTCGAGCACAAAATGGAACACCGGCCGGGCCGACGGGACCATGTACGGCGCGAACGACGACGCGACCGCGTCGATCTGCGCGCCGGCGCCGGCGAGGACGTCGATCTGCGCGGTGATCGTCCGGGCCCCGAAATACTTGGTGCGGTCGTCGGCGCCGTCGGCGTCGGGCCGGTCGGTGATCACCGCCCGCACCGCCGGGTACCCGAGGTCGAGACTCGAACAGAAATAGCCCGAGCTCGGATCCTCGAGCAGCATCGTCGAGGTGGCGAGCGTCAGCCAGGCTCGACGGACACACGTCGTCGGCGGCGGGTTCCACGGCATCGGTCAGATCCTCGAGGTTTGCGCCACCCACGCGGCGCGACGCATAAAGAG